CCGCGACCCGGCCGAGGTCTGGTTCGGCGGCCTCGACGACAAGGAGCGGGTCGAGAAAATTCTCGGCAAGGAATACTGCCTTGATCCCGGCGCAAAGGTTCTGACCGGCGACTATCGTTGGGCGCCAGCCGCTAGTGTTCGCGTTGGGCAGGAACTAATCGGCTTCCAGGAAAGCCTGCGCGGTCATATTGCCTTGAAGCCTGCGGTCGTTGAAGCGGTGGCGGGTCGAAAGACTCGGAAGGTGCGCGTCGTGACGGATCGCGGCTCGACCGTTGTTTCGGCGTCCCACAAAATGGTCTGCAAGCGTGACGACCGGCGTAATCGGCATGCCAGCCGGTTTTCATGGCATGCCGCGGGTGACTTGTTGGCGGGCGATGTCGTGCGCTTCGCAGCCGAGCCGTGGGACTTCGACGACAGTTTCGAGACAGGCTGGGTTTCCGGCATGCTCGACGGCGAGGGCTGGGTGAATGAAAAGGGGCGCGGCGTTGCCGTCGCGCAAAGCGTCGGCCCGCTTTTCGATCGCTTAAAAAAATGGCACAGCGACCACGGGATACCGTATCGCGTCCACACGCAGCGCAGTAGCACAAACCAAACCCGGCAGGTTAGCCGGGTTCAACCGCGCGGGCTGTGGGCGTCTATGCGTGTTCTCGGCATTGCCCGGCCACAAAGACTGATAGACAAGCCGCTTTGGCGTGGGTGTCGCGCCTTCACCACAAACGGCGAGACCCACGAAGCCGTTGTGCTGCGCGTCGAAGAAATCGGCGAGGGCACTGTGGTGTCCATTCAGACATCGGCTCGGACGCTTATCGCCGACGGGTTTCTTGGGCACAACTGCACGATCTACGCCAACGAGTGCAGCCAGATCCCTTTCGAGACGATCACGACGCTGCGGACCCGCCTGGCGCAGAACGCCACCAAGCTGGACGGCCGCCCGCTGCCGCTGAAAGCCTACTACGACCTCAACCCCGTCGGGCGCTCGCACTGGACCTACCGTGAGTTCGTCCAGGGCGTCCGGCCCGACAACCGCATGCCTGTCCCGGAGGGCACCCGCGCCTGGGTGCAGATGAACCCCGAGGACAACCCGAACCTGCCTGCGGCTTACCTCGAGGAACTTGCCATGCTGCCCGAGCGGCAGCGCCAGCGGTTCCTCGAGGGCAAATATCTGGCCGAGGTGCCGGGCACGCTCTGGCCGCTTGAGCGCATCGAGCGAAACCGCGTCCCGGACCCGCCGCAGCTTTGCCGCATCGTCGTCGCGCTTGATCCATCGGGCTCGGACGGGGCAGGGGGCGACAGCCAGGGCATCGTGGTCGCCGGGAAAGGCGTCGACGGGCATTTCTACGTCCTCGAGGATCTGACCTGCCGCATGTCGCCGGCAGGCTGGGGGCGCCGGGCGGTGGAAGCCTACGGCCGCTGGGGCGCCGACCTGATCGTGGCCGAGGCGAATTTCGGCGGCGCCATGGTCGAGTCTACCATCCAGACCGCGGACCCGAACGCGAAGGTGAAACTGGTCAACGCCTCCCGCGGCAAGCACGTCCGGGCCGAGCCGATCGCCGCGCTCTACGAGGAACACACGGACGCTCAGGGCAACGTCACGAAACCCGCCCGGGTCCACCACATCGGCGTCTTTGAAGATCTCGAGGACCAGATGGCGTCATTCACGACCGAGGGATACCAGGGCTCCGGCTCGCCCGACCGCGCCGACGCGCTGATCTGGGCGCTGACGGAACTGGCGCTCGGCGACGAGCCGGCACCCGTCCGGGTCAAAAAGTTAAAGGGTTTCTGACATGGCGGTGGACACCACCCATCACGAATACGACGACCGCCAGGGCGCCTGGAAGAAGATGCGCGACGTCGTCGCCGGCGAGGACACGGTCAAGAACTGCGGGAGCGAATACCTGCCCCGGCTTGGCGGCCAGGACGAGGACGGCTACCGCGCCTACAAGATGCGCGCGTCTTTCTACAACGCGACCTCGCGCACCATCGACGGGCTGTCGGGCATGGTGTTCCGCAAGCCGCCCCAGGTCGATGTCGTCGGCCCGCTCGAGGATTTCCGGGACGACGTGACGCTCTCCGACGTCCCGCTCCACGCCTTCGCCGAGCAGGTGGTCGAGGAAGTGCTGACCACGGCGCGCTGCGGCGGGCTGGTCGATTATCCCCGCGTCGAGGACCGGGGCCTGACCCGCGCCCAGGCCGAGCGCATGAACCTCCGCCCGTTCTGGACGCTCTACAAGGCCGAGGACATCCTCAACTGGCGCGTCGGGCTGATCGGAAACCGCACGCAACTGACGCAGGTGCGCCTGCACGAAACGGTCGAGGAACCGGGCGACGACGAGTTCACGGACGAGCACATCAACCTCTCGCACTACCGCACCAGCGCGGATCTCGAGCACGGCGCGCATTTCACGGCGCTGCCCACGCCTTTCTGCTTCGGCGTCGCCGAGAACGAGGTGCCCGACCAGATCGGCCCGGAGGCGCTCTGGACCTCGACCAGCAGCGAGGCGCAGGCCGGGATGCTGGAATACACGGGCCAGGGCCTGGAGGCGCTGGAAAAGCGGCTCGACGTCAAGGAAAGCCAGATGGCGGCGCTCGGCGCCCGGATGCTGGAGGCCCCGAAGAAGGCGGCGGAGGCCGCTGACACGGCGCGCATCCACCGCACGGGCGAGATCAGCGTGCTCGCCTCGACGGCGCAGGCGGTCTCGGCCGGGCTGACGATGATGCTCGAGATCGCCCGCGACTGGTATGGCGCCGCCGGCGACGTGCGCGTCACGCTCAACACCGATTTCCTGCCGACGCCGATGGACCCGCAGATGCTGACGGCGCTGTTCCAGATGGTCCAGGGCGGGCGGATCAGCCAGCAGACTTTCTTTGAGAACCTGCAACGCGGCGAGATTATCGCCGCCGACAAGACCTACGAGGACGACGAGGAAGATCGCGCCAACGACGCGCTCGCCGGCCTCGAATAGGGTCGCTCCCGAAAAGCCAGACTTCCACCCTGGCCTTCCTCAATTTCGGAAGGTGGACTGGTGGAGGGTTGAATGCCATTGATCCCAGATGACTTAAACAAAGCGACGGAAGAAGAACTCATCGAAGCGGCTGTTGACCGCATGGTGGCGAGCAAATTCGCTAAAATGGTAAGCGGAGATTACATTGGAGTCGTGACCGCGCTGGATGCTTTGCAAGAAAACGTCCCAGCGGAAAGGCTTCCATACCTGCTCGCGGGCCTTTTTGTGGAGGCTGTGGAAAGAGGAATCTTGAAGCCCACGCTCATGATTGAGCAGTCGTCAGAAAATCCAAGTGACCGCTGGGAAGTCAAGGGCCCCGTAAGGCCCGGCGAACACGGCGGGTGGGAGGTATGGTTTTCCTCTGGAAAAAATATTTATGCGGAAATGGTCGTCCAAGAAACCGACGACTAAGATCAAAAGAAATCATCGGGAACCACCAAAAACCTCGCTTCGGCGGGGTTTTTTTTATGCCCGGCGGTGACGGGCTCAACTGAAACAGGGGCGGTGCCCCGTAGGAGGCAGAATGGCTTTCAAGGCCGTATTGGATGAGGACCAGTTCGGTGAACCAACGCTTCGGCCCGCTCGTCGAGATGGACGACCTGGACCTCTCGGACGTCGATCCCGACCGCGTCGAAAAGCTGAAACCCTTTCTGACGGGCGAGCAGGAAATCCCGGAGCCGGGGCAGAACACCGGGCCGAAGGACGTGGATCTCGACAAGATCAAGGCCAACGCCCGCAAGCCGCTCGAGCGCGACCTGGCGGCGGCCCAGGAGCGCGCCGAGGCCGCGGAGGCGCGGCTTGAACGCCTTATCGTCGACAGCGCGCTCACCTCCGGCATTTCCGAGGTGAAGGTCGCGCATCCTTACGGCACCGCCGTGAAGGCCATGTTCCGCGACAAGGTCAAGGTCGTGGAAGGCGACGACGGCGCCCCGGTGGCGATCATCGAGGGCGAATACGGCGAGATGCCCGTCGGCAAGTTCCTCAAGGAGTGGGCGCAGTCCGACGAGGGCAAGGCGTTCATCGAGGCCGACCCGAACTCCGGCGGCGGGACGCGCAAGACCGGCGGGGGCGGCGGGAAGCTGAAAAACCCGTGGTCGAAGGAGCACTGGTCCGAGCGCGAGCAGGTCCGCATCTACCGCGAGCAGGGCCGCGAAGTCGCGCAGCGCATGGCCGCCGAGCACGGCAAGAAGGTGCTCTGATGGGCCGCGAAGCCAAGGCGCTGATCGCCGCAATCCGCGAGCACGTCCGGCGCACCTCGGGGCTCGACCTGCCCGACGACGCCATCGTCACGGCCGCGCTTCGCGGCGTCATGCGCGACGAGATGAACCCGTGGTCCGAGGACGGCCACAACATGACCACCCAGGGCCAGATTGTCCGCAACCATGGCCTTGAGTCGGCGCAAGTGCTGGCGGACGCCGCCGGCAAGCCGCTGAACGTCCACCTCAACGCGGTGAAATGACACCGCCCGTCCTGCTCGCGCTCGGCGGTGCCGACTGCGTTTGGGACGACATGGAACGCGCTGCCGGGATGCTCGATCGCTTCGACGTCGCGGCGGTGAACGAGGCGGGCAGGGACTACCGGGGCGACCTCGCTCTCTGGTGCTCCCTCCACGCCGAGAAGATGCCCGGCTGGCAACGCGCCCGCCGGGGAAACCAGGACTACGCCTGCATCTGCAACAAGCTGCGCGCAGGGGCGCGGATCGACCGGGCGGTGCCCGAGTTCTGGTCCGGCTCGAGCGGGCTTTACGTCGTGCAGGTTGCCGCGATGGTGTTCGGCTACGACCGGATCATCTGCTGCGGCATGCCGCTCACGGAGACGCCGCATTTCCACAAGGCGCATCCCTGGAACGACGCGCGGACCTATCAGCGCGGATGGCGGGAAGGCACGGACCAGCCCGAACTCCGCGGCAAGGTCAGATCAATGTCCGGCTTCACCCGCGACCTGCTGGGTGAGCCCGACACCGACTGGCTCGCAAGAGCCTGACCCCGGGGCGGTGCCCCGACTCACCCCGAAAACAGAAGGAACGGTAGCGGCTCGGTGGGCCGTCTACGTCCACCCCAACCCCACCAAAGGAGGCCAGAGCAATGGCTGCTACACTTCTCTCGGACGTGATCGTCCCGGAGGTGTTCGTTCCCAACGTGATCGAACGCACCTCGGAAAAATCCGACTTCATCCAGTCGGGCATCGTTGCCATGGGCGGCGACATCCCGATCGGCCGCGGCACGACCATCGAACTGCCGTTCTACCAGGATCTGTCGGGCGCGGATAACGTCTGGAACGACACCGGGCGCGTCGAACATGACGGGCAACGTGCTCGACATCTCGGCGCTTTCGGGTGCCGCGTCGGACTTCGACGCGACCGCGTTCATCGACGCGCAGGCGAAGCTGGGCGATCACCAGGACTCCTTCGTGGCCGTGGCCGTTCACTCGGCGACCTACACGGCGATGAAGAAGCAGGATCTGATCGACTTCATCCCGGACTCCGAGGGCGACCCGACCATCCCGACCTACATGGGCAAGCGGGTCATCGTCGATGACGGCATGCCGGTGACGTCGGGCGTCTACACGACCTACCTGTTCGCGGCCGGCGCCGTGACCATGGTCGAGGAAGTCGTGGACAACGCGGCCGAGGTCTACCGTCACCCGGAGAAAAACGGCGGCACCGATGCGCTCTACACGCGCAAGAAGTATGTCATGCACCCGCGTGGCATCCGCTGGACCCCGGGCTCGGGCGTTCCGGCCTCGGCCACGCCGAGCAATGCGGAACTCGAGACGACCGGCAACTGGA